TGCCCCGGCTGTAACGCGGCGACAACCGCAAATTCGCCTACTCTAAACAGGCGCAGCTACCACCGCACTCTCTGGTCGGTCGTATTTAACACTCTCGCGCCTAGTATTGCTGACCGACAAATAGAGCCTGCCCTCGCAGTGTGTGGTCGTCAAAAAGTATGGAGCAATATCAGATGAGTTTTGAGTTTTTGCGACGAAAGATGCCGGCTGCCCCCGCGCAAAAGGCCAGCTCAGCCGGGCCAGTAATAGCTTGGCATAATGCAGGGCGCGTGGCTTGGAGCCCACGAGATACCGTATCGCTGACCCGCTCGGGATTCACTCAGAATCCAGTAGGATTTCGTGCGGTCAAGCTAATCTCAGAAGCTGCAGCGGCTTTGCCATTGATCTTGCAAGATCATCAGCAGCGTTACGAAGAGCATCCATTGTTAAATTTGATCAATCGGCCCAATGCGGCTCAGGGGAGGGCAGAATTATTCGAAGCTCTTTATGGTCAAATTCTACTGTCGGGTAATGGATATATAGAAGCCGTTTCATCTGACGGCTTAGAGTCCGGCAGTACGTTGCCGTTAGAGTTGCATGTGCTTAGGTCTGACCGGATGCGGATTATCCCCGGTTCGGATGGTTGGCCGGTTGGCTATGAATATCAAGTTGGCGGGCGTAAGCATCGGTTTGAAGGGGCAGGTCGGCAATCTCCCGTCTGTCACATCAAAAGTTTTCATCCGCAAGATGATCACTATGGGCTATCTCCCTTGCTAGCTGCGGCGCAGGCGGTGGATGTGCATAACAGTGCGTCGGCTTGGTCCAAGGCTTTGCTTGACAATGCGGCCCGGCCGTCTGGCGCGATTGTATATCGCAGTTCTGACGGACAGGGCACCATGGCGTCTGATCAATATGAACGTCTGTTGTCCGAGATGGAAAACCATCATCAAGGTGCCCGTAATGCTGGCCGGCCAATGTTGTTAGAAGGAGGGTTGGATTGGAAACCGATGGGCTTTTCGCCCAGTGATATGGAGTTTCAAAAGACAAAAGAGGCAGCTGGGCGCGAAATTGCCATGGCATTTGGGGTGCCTCCAATGTTAATTGGTATTCTCGGAGATGCAACTTATGCCAATTATCAAGAGGCTAACCGAGCATTTTTTCGCCTGACTGTTTTGCCTTTGGTGAACCGCGTAGTTGCGGCGGTGTCAGATTGGATCTCGGACTATGCAGGGCACGGGATGCTATTGAAACCTGACCTTGATCAGTTGACAGCCTTGGCCCCCGAGCGCGAAGCGCAGTGGCGCCGCATCGGGGAGGCGACGTTTCTCAGCGATCCAGAAAAGCGCAGTCTTCTGGGATTACCCGTTTTAGATCTTAAAATTAATGAGTGAAGACATCGGCCAGAGGTATGGTTTCGAGGCCTTTGAATGCGCGCCTGCGCTGCGATTGCAGGCGCATGAGAAAGTGGTGGCTTTGCAATTTGCGCATCTCAACGGCCGCTTGGATAAGATTGAAGAGATGATGGCGCGCTTGGAAAAACGATTATGGTTGGCATTGTTTGGGATGATTGCAGCTATTTTGACGCAGGCTTTACAGCAGATTTTATCCGTAAACCCATGAGAAATGGAAAAATAATAATGAATATTTCAGGGCAATTAGAGCATAAATTTTGTACCTTTGAAACGCAGATATCGGGTAGAGACGGCAGTCAAATTGAGGGTTATGCCAGCTTTTTTGATATATGTGATCAGGGTGGCGACATTGTTAAGCCGGGGGCCTATACGGCCTCTTTGGAGACGCTTGGCAAGCAGGGTCGAAAGGTTAAAATGCTCTGGCAGCACGATCCGTCACAACCCATTGGTGTTTGGGATCATGTCACGGAAGACCGAAAAGGTCTGTTCGTAAAAGGTAGAATTCTAACAGTCGTGGAAAGAGGTCGTGAGGCTGCTGCGCTGATTGCGGCCGGTGCGATCGATGGCCTGTCGATTGGTTTTAAAACCCGAGCAGCTGGCAAAACAGCACAGGGCAAACGCCTGCTGACCGACCTTGACTTATGGGAGGTTTCGCTCGTGACATTTCCAATGGCACTGCAAGCACGCGTGTCGGCAAAAGAATACGCTGACTGCGAGGGTGGTAATGAAGATGCTGATTGGCGCGATCTAGCCGCAGCCTTTCAAGCTGCTCAAGAGTGCCTCTGAGCGGTTACAAAACAACGCGAGTTTATGGGAGGAACGAATGAATAAGGCCAGCATTGACGATACCACATTACGCGTCTTGACACCAGTCAAGATGGCAAGCAAGGCAATGAATATTTTAGTGAATGATATTAGTAATTTAAAGGGTGATATTCAATTAAAACTTAAACGACATGAGGAACAAATTATAATGCTTGAGAAACAAAAGGCTGCTCCGATGCGTCCTGCTCTGATGGCGACCCCCGATTGTGGTGCGCCTTATCAGAAGGCCTTTAGTGCCTATCTGCGCTGTGGCGATGAAACTGCCTTACGTGCGCTGGAGTTAGACAGCAAAGCGATGTCCACAGCGGTTAACGGTGATGGCGGGTATCTGGTTGATCCTCAGATTGCCCAAGCGGTACAATCAGTGCTCCGAGACACGGCCTCAATTAGAAAAATTTCAAATGTTGTCAATGTTGAAGCGACCTCTTTTGATGTTTTGATTGATCATGGTGATATTGGAGTGGGTTGGGCAACTGAGGCCACATCGGCCCTAGAGACCACCACGCCAACTCTTGATCGTATTACAATACCTTTGCATGAATTGAGTGCGCTTCCCAAGGCCAGTCAACGCCTTTTGGATGACAGTGCATTTGATATTGATGCATGGCTGTCTGGGCGCATTGTCGATAAATTCGCTCGGGCCGAAGCTGCGGCGTTCATCTTGGGGGACGGGTTGGATAAGCCACGTGGATTTTTGAGCCATAATACTGTTGATAATACTGCATGGATGTGGGGAAAAATCGGCACTGTCGTCACAGGCAATGACGGCGCCTTTAAGGGGCCGGATGCGATCGTTGATCTGGTTTATGCTTTAGGGGCTCAGTACCGCGCGTCGGCGAGCTTTGTCATGAATTCCCGCACGGCTGGCGCGGTGCGGCGTCTCAAAGATAACGATGGTCGGTTTTTATGGTCGGATGGTTTGGCGGCTGCTGAGCCAGCGCGGTTGCTGGGGTACCCTGTGCTGATCGCGGAAGACATGCCCGATATTGCTGTTGATGCAAAGGCGATTGCCTTTGGCGATTTTGCCTCCGGATATACTATCGCGGAACGGCCAGATTTACGGGTTTTACGAGACCCGTTTAGCGCAAAGCCACATGTGTTGTTTTATGCGACCAAGCGCGTTGGTGGCGATGTCAGTGATTTTGCTGCAATCAAGTTGTTGAACTTTGCTGCGAGTTAACATTTCGCGGTGAAGACGGGGAGATTTTTTCCCCGTCGGGTCGCGCTTGTGGCGCTTGCGTTTTCTAGCTGTCTGCTTTCGTCCGAGCAACGCGAGTTGAGCGCGACCCTACTTCACAGCGTCAAAAGATCATTTGGAGACATTTCACAATGCTGATTGATGAGACACAAACGGCAAATTCGGTTCTGCCGATCGAAGCTTTCAAGGCGCATTTGTGTTTAGGGCGTGGGTTTGAGGAAGTTTCCCTGCAGGATGAGATGCTGGTGCATTATGTTCGGGCGGCAATCGCCGCAGTAGAAGTCCGCTCTGCAAAAATTTTGCTTGAACGTCGGTTTACATATCGACACCGCAAGTGGTCGCAGGATTCATTTTATACTCTGCCTGTGGCACCCCTGCGGTTACTGGAAAGTTTGTATCTTGTAGATTGTTCTGGTGTCCGGCGGTTGCTGCCAATGGAGTCATACCGGATAGAGGCTGGATTACACAACACCAGATTGTATGCAGTTCAGGGCGATTTGCCGCCTATTCCACGAGATGGCGCGGCCGAAGTTGCGTTTAGGGCCGGCTATGGAAAGTCTTGGTCTCAGATTCCATCAGATCTGGCGCAGGCGACTTTTTTGCTGGCCGCACATTTTTATGAGTATCGTCGCGAGGTCACTTTGACGTCGGGTTGTATGCCATTTGGGGTGACCAGTCTGCTTGAGCGCTACAGGCCAATGCGTCTTGGCGTGGGAGGGCGGTCGTGAGCGGTCGTGAACAAATTCGATTGACGCGCCGTTTCACTCTTGAGACTGCGCATACGGCTCCGGATGGTGGTGGCGGATTTGTGACGCGGTGGTACGCTCTCGGCACGCTGTGGGCCGCTATGCAAGGCCAGTCGGGTCGAGAGGTAACAGGACAAGCCGGTTCCCTGTCGCAGATGCGCGTGCAGATTATCGTGCGGGCTGCTCCTTATAATGCGTCCAATCGTCCAAAGCCTGGTCAGAGGTTTCGGGATGCCAACCAGTATTTTCACATTAATGCGGTAACCGAATATGACTCGGAGGGGCGGTACTTAATCTGTTTGGGGTCTGAGGAGGTCGTGGTATGAGCTTATTTTCTGCAAGTTTACAGCAGGCTGTTTTGGCTTGTCTTGAAGCAAATTCGGACGTGGCCAAACTCACAGGAGGTCATGTATATGACGCTTTGCCACCAGGTGAATTACCAATTTTATATGTTATTTTTGGGACAGAGACGGTGCGGGACCGGTCCGATATGACCAGTTTTGCGGCAGTCCATGAGTTTGACCTTTCTGTGATCACCTCATCGTCCGGCTTTCAATCGGCCAAAACTGTGGCGTCTTCCGTGTGCAAGGCCTTGCAAATGAAACCGCTGTCCCTCGCCGAGGGTCATTTAGTTGCGTTGAATTTTCACGGTGCAGTTTCCAAGCGTCAAAGCTCAGGAGGCGGCCGACGCATAAATCTTAAGTTTCGGGCTTTGATTGAACAGAAATCTTTGCTCTTGAAGGAGAATACAATATGAGCGCGCAGAATGGAAAAGACCTGCTGATCAAGGTAGACCTCAGTGGTGGGAATGCGTTTCAAACCCTTGCCGGATTGCGGGCGACGCGGATTAGTTTCAACGCCGAGACGGTTGATATTACCAGCCTAGAGAGTGAGGGCGGATGGCGCGAGTTACTGGCTGGGTCGGGCGTTAAAAGCGCTGCGATATCAGGGTCTGGCGTGTTTAAGGATGCAAACACTGATGAACGTGCCCGACAGATCTTTTTTGATGCGTCGACACCTCAATTTCAGGTCATAATTCCCGATTTTGGTACCGTGCAAGGCCCGTTTCAGGTGACCGCGATTGATTATGCTGGCAATCATAACAGTGAGGCAACTTATGAAATATCCCTGGCCTCTGCAGGCGCCCTTGTATTTGCGGCTGATTGAACATGGTGAATCCTTGGCGCGGTGAGGTGACGCTGGTGTTAGATGGCCAGCCGCAAATCATGAAGTTGACGTTGGGCGCATTAGCCGAACTAGAAACCACTTTGCAAAGTGGCTCGCTGGTTGATTTGGTCAAACGCTTTGAGACAGGTGATTTTACTGGTCGCGATGTCTTGGCACTTACAGTTGCGGGCTTGCGCGGTGGTGGTTGGAGCGGGCAGGCCGAAAATTTGTTAACGTCTGAGATTGGCGGCGGCCTTATGGCTGCTAGTCAAGCCGCGGCGCAGCTCTTGGTAGTGGCGTTTTCACCGATTGATCCCGCGTCGTGACGCAGGTGTTTAATTGGCCTTCTTTACTAAGCGCTGGCTTAGGGAGAATGGGGCTAAGCCCGGAGGCGTTCTGGCAAATGACTCCCTATGAATTTCAGCTTTTGATGGGGCAAAGCAAAACATTTGCACCGCTGGATCGCAGACGGTTGGTCGAATTGGTTGAAAAGTACCCCGACCAGAGAGAGGAGGTTAAAAATGAGTGATTTTCAGGGTATTGGTGAACTAGACAGTGATCTGGAAACGCTAGACGGGTCGTTGACGACGGTTACCAAAATGACTGCGGGTTTTGGGAGCGAACTAAACCGTTTGACGCAAGCCTTCGGGGCGACTGAACGCAATGCCTCTGCACTTGAAACTTCGTTGAGCGCCGGGGTTCGCAAGGCGATCAATGGATTGGCATTTGACGGTTATAAATTGCGGGACAGCTTGCATGTAGTGGGTCAAGCTCTGATCGATACTGCCTTTAACGCAGCGGTAAAACCCTTATCAAACCATCTTGGCGGATTACTGGCAGGTGGGTTAGGCACTGCATTTTCGTCGGTACTGCCCTTTGCCGATGGGGCTGGGTTTTCCCAGGGCCGGGTAATGCCGTTTGCCTCTGGTGGTATCGTTTCTGGACCGACACTGTTTCCAATGCGCGGGGGGCAGGGATTAATGGGTGAGGCAGGTCCCGAGGCGATTATGCCTTTGGCCCGTGGCGCAGATGGCAAATTGGGTGTGCGCAGTAATTCGATGTCACACGTCAGTGTTGTGATGAATATTTCCACTCCGGATGTGGCCGGTTTCCAGCGTTCGGAAAGCCAGATTGCTGCCCGCTTAAGTCAGACGCTCAGTCGAGGTCAACGCAATCGTTAACATGAGGCAATCATATGGATTTTCATGACATCCAATTTCCTGCTGGACTAAGCTTTGGCTCGGCTGGTGGGCCAGAAAGGCACACCGATATAGTCACTCTGGCAAACGGATATGAAGAGCGAAATACTGCATGGGCGCATTCCCGTCGTCGCTATGATGCCGGTGTGGGAATGCGCTCTCTGGACGATATCGCCGTGTTGCTGGCTTTTTTTGAGGCACGCAGGGGCCAGCTCTATGCATTTCGTTGGAAAGATTGGGCTGACTTTAAATCGTCAAAACCTAGCAATGACATAGATTTGAGGGATCAGGCTTTGGGCCTTGGAGACGGGGTAACAAAAGCCTGGCCTCTTTCCAAGACTTACCACTCGGGACAGGCGCGTTATACCCGTCCCATTAAAAAACCAGTGCCGGGTTCGGTAAAGGTGGCCCTAGGGGGCGACCCGTTACAGGAAGGGTTGCATTTTGAAGTTGATTTTGTTGGTGGACGGCTTTTATTTGACCACGCTCCGGCAGAGGGCACAGAGATCACCGCGGGGTTTGAATTTGACGTCCCGGTGCGCTTTGACACTGATGGGATAAAGACCAGTGTCGAGAGTTTTCAGGCTGGTACTGTTCCACATGTGCCCGTCATTGAGGTGCGCCTATGATGGGAGTATCGGCTAATTTAAAAACCCATCTGCTGGGGGGGCTCACAACGCTGTGCAACGTTTGGGAAGTTACGCGTCGGGATGGCGTGTTTATGGGGTTTACCGATCACGACCAACCGCTCAGCTTTGACAATAAGACTTTTCGTGCCGACAGCGGTATGTCGGCGTTGGCGCTGCAGCGCAGTACGGGCTTATCGGTCGATAATACCGATGCTTTAGGTGCCTTGCATGACACCTCGATTACCACTGAAGATATTAATGCCGGGCGTTACGACCACGCTGAAGTGGTCGCCTGGCGGGTGAACTGGGCAGATGTAACACAACGGGTGGTGATGTTTCGCGGCCATATTGGCGGCATGCGTAGCGCAGGGGGGGCTTTTCAAGCGGAAATACGTGGGTTGAGTGACGTCTTAAACCAACCTATCGGACGGGTTTATCAAAAGCCGTGTTCGGCGGTTCTGGGAGATACGTCATGCAGGTTTAACATGTTTACCCCTGGGTATTTTTTTCAGGGCACGGCAGAAAATATAGAAACACAGCGTATTTTCTTTTTTAGCATGTCACAGAGTTTCGAACCTAATTGGTTTTGTTCAGGGCACCTTGAGATCACCTCTGGCGCGGCAAAGGGACTTAGTGGTGCGATCAAACGTGATTATGTGAAAGGTTCTTCCCGCGTTATCGAATTGGCGGAACCATTGCCTATAGCTGTTGCGACAGAAGATTATATCCGTCTGGTGGCAGGCTGTGACAAACGGTTTTCGTCCTGCCGGTTGAAATTTGACAACGTGATAAATTTTCAAGGGTTTCCAGATCTTCTGAGTGAAGATTATGGCATGCAACATCCGTCTAAAGCCGGGCGCCTAGATGGGGGGAGTCGGAGATGAGCTCAATTGGTCTGTCAGTGGTGGCCGAGGCGCGACGCTGGCTGGGAACACCCTATTTGCATCAGGCATCTAAATGTGGCGTGGGAGCAGATTGTCTGGGTCTGTTGCGTGGAGTCTGGCGTGAGGTAATTGGGGCTGAACCGTTTTCCATTCCGGCTTACAGCCAAGACTGGTCTGAGCCGCAGGGTCGCGAAGACCTCTGGGCGGCAGCTCGGGCTGTATTGGTTGAGCGAGATATGGGTACTGGCGCTGACGGGGACGTGTTATTGTTTCGGATGCGCGATGGAGCCGTGGCCAAACATTTAGGCATCGCGACTTCTGAGACAAACCGGCCAGGGTTTATTCATGCCTACTCGGGCCATGGTGTTGTGGAAAGCGCCTTATGCGCGCCCTGGCAACGTCGTATTGTCGCGCGGTTCTCATTCCCGGAAAGGATGTAGAATGGCAACTCTTGTTCTGTCAGCAGTAGGTGCAACGGTCGGAAGTTCCTTGGGTGGCTCGGCCTTGGGTCTTTCGATGACGGTGGTTGGCCGTTTTGCAGGCGCAATGGTAGGTCGAAAACTTGACCAGCGTCTTATGGGGAATGGGTCAGATGCCGTTGAAACCGGGCGCCCTAGCCAGTTGCGGATTAATGGCTCGGGGGAGGGGGACGCAATTGCCACCTTGTATGGCCGCATTCGAATGCCGGGGCATCTGATTTGGGCCAGTGCCTTTCGCGAAACCAGCACGGTGACCCAAAGCGGTGGTGGAGGCGGTGGAAAAGGCGCACCATCTTCGCCAGCTACGACACACCGAAGCTATAGCTATTCGGTTTCAGTTGCGCTGGGTTTGTGCGAGGGCGAAATATCAGGGGTTCATCGCATATGGGCAGATGGCGCGGAGGTTAATTTGAACGACCTCAATCTTCGGGTCTATTCCGGCGATCGCGAGCAGCTTCCCGACCCGACTCTCGAGGCGATTGAGGGGGCGGGTCAAGTGCCGGCTTTTCGGGGCACCGCCTATGTGGTTTTGGAAAACCTGCCGTTAGAGAAGTTTGGCAACCGGCTGCCACAATTCAGTTTCGAAATTACACGCCCCGCCACCGCAGAAGCAAGGGCGCAACTTCCAGCGGTTTCTCAGGTTGTGCGCGGCGTGGCTTTGATGCCGGGAACAGGGGAATACAGTCTGGCCACTAAGCCCATCCATTATGATTTGGGGTTGGGAAAAGGTGTCAACCTAAACGCGAACTCCTTGTCCGGAAAGACCGATTTTGCCACGTCAATGGAGATGTTGAATGTGGAATTGCCTGTTTGCAAGGCAGTTTCGCTGGTTGTCAGCTGGTTTGGTAATGATCTGCGCTGTGGGATGTGAGAAATACAACCCAAAGTAGAGCAAAAATGGTATGAGGCAAAGACCATGCCCTGGCGTGTGTCTGGGTTGAATCGTGCAGATGCCAAGGTAGTCCCATTTGAAAATGGTCGCCCGACATATGGGGGAACACCGGCTGACGCTGCAGTATTA